GAAGTTGTCCGACGAACCCGCGTTCGTTCCTTCGGCGTCGAGCGCCTCGAGCAGGGTGCGGTTCATGTAGATCACGGTGCGGGTGGCACCGATAATCCCGCCCTGGTTCTCCATGCCGTAGTTGCGGCGGCCCTGAAGCTTATAGAAAAGCTTGCGGAGCAGCGGGTTCACGGCCTTGGTACCGGCGATGACATCGGACACGTCGATGTTGCAGACGCGGCCGCTATAGCGCCAATCCTTGACGGTGACACCGCCGTGCTGGGTGAAGAGCTCATCCTTCGCGTAGTAAGGATTGCCGCTCGCATCGAGGACGCGGTGCTCGCCCTTGTCCTCGCGATCGACGCCCGCGGCCACGCCCTCGGGGGTGATGATCGAGGTCGCCTGGTCGCCCCAGGTGACCATGGCAATCGACGTATTGTCCGAGCCCGCCCCGCCGCCGTCGACCACGTTCGGGTTAGCCAGCGTGTTGTAGCGGGCAAAGAAGCCGTGGAACTTGCGCGGGCTTGCGCCGATGTTCGAGTACCAGAAGGTCTTCTCGAACTCCTGCGCCATCGCTTCGAGGAACGCAGTCGATTCGGACATGCGGACCTTGGCGGCATTTGCGCCGGCGATCTTGAGCAGGCGGCTGTCGACGGTCGACAGACCTTCGACGAAGCCGGTGACGTCATCGACCTGGGTAGTAGTCGACTTCGACTGTGCGATGCCCTCATAGAGCGCGCCCCAGCTGACGCTGGGCAGACCGGTGCGAATGTTCGACCGATGCTTCGTGCCCATGTTGCAGGTGATGACGTTCGCGTCCTTCATGATGGGATTGAGCGTGTGCAGCGCCTCGACGATATCGCCGAGCTCGTTGCCATCCTGCTTCATCACATCGATGAGGCTGAGATAGGTGTTGCCGATAATAGCCATGGGAAATTCCCCCTTTTTAATCGTTGGGATAGAGACGCTTCGCCACATCATCCTTCGCGCCGGGCGCCGAAGCATCCGCCCGCACGAAATCGCCATCTTCCGACACGAGCTCGCCGAGCTTGGCGGCCATGCGGATCATGTCGGGGTGATTGCCGAAGCCCGTCGCTTCCAGCGCGAGCCGGAACGGGTGAGCCTCGACATTGTTGGCCTTGTCCGCCTTGACGAACCCGAGCGCATCGAGCCCCTTGGCGGCGAGGTGCATCGTGTCGTCCCACTTGGCGCCGCCGATATCGTCGGCCGCCTTCGCGGCATCGAGCCACTCTTTGCGCTGCGCGTTGCCCTTCGCGACGATGTCGTTGGCCGTCGCCTCGACGGCGCGGTCCATCATCTTCGCCGCGATCGGCACGAACTTCTTGGCCTGGTCGTTGGTCAGGTTGAGCTCGCGCAGGATCGGCTCGGCTTCCTTGACCATCTCGCCATCGAGCTCGACGCCTTCGACGGAAAGGTCATAGACGTCGGGCGCGCCCTCGCTGCCGCCATCGTCGCCTTCGCCGGATCCGTCACCTTCACCGTCGCCATCGCCCGCATCGTCGTCGCCGCCGTCGCCGAGCGCGGTACCGCCCGAGCCGTCGTCGCCTTCACCGTCGCCTTCACCGTCGCCCGAGCCGCTATCACCGCCCGCGTCGCCTCCGTCGCCGGCGCCCTGGTCTCCGGTACCAGCGCCGCTGTCGCCTGCGCCGCTGTCACCGCCAGAGCCACCGTCGCCCCCGCCGTGATCGTCAGGCGCGCGCATGAAGCGGCCCATGGCGCGCTCCACGGGTGACATGAAGGAGGCCGAAGCCAGGAGCGCGCCGCGAAGGGCGGTCGATTTAGTCGGGAATATCGTCGTAGCGGTCCGCACGTTTCTTCTCCTCGGGTTTCGAAGGGGGGTTAAGGGCTGTCAGGATGACTGCATGGAGGGTCGCGAGCGCGTCAGGCGATCGCAGAGCCTTCGGTTGGCCGGCATCGACCAATTGCAGGAGTTCCAGCCCCAGGCTTCGACGTCCCTCGGCGAAAGCGAGATCACGCAGGTCATGCCCATTGGCTGGCTGCAAAATGCCAGCACGTTGAATCGCCACAAAGAGGAAATCGCGAAACAACGGGTTGGCGAAGAGCGCGGCGAGGTCTTTCTCTTCCATCACGCGCCTAGCAAGGTATCGAGCAGCGGCTCGCCGCCGACGTCGGTTTCACTGAGGAGGCGCGCCGCATCGGCGCCCTGCTGGACCGCGGGCACCGTCTCGAGCATCTTCCTCTGCTGGATCTCTGCCTGACGGGCTTGCCGGATCTTGCCGGCCTCGGCCGTCGAGCGGATGATCTTCGACGGCGTGCCGGCGCGCTGCGCATACTCATCGATCGTCTCGTCGATGTTGATCTTGTCGACCGCCTCGGGGAAGGCGGCAGCGAGGTTGCCGACGAAGGAGACGCTGCGCTCGATCTGGCCGATGCCGACCAGGCGCTGCATCTGGGTGAGGATCGAGACGAATTCGACCTTGAGATCAGTCTCGCGGAGCGCGGGAGGCGCGGGCGGGAGCAGGCGGCCGCGCTCCATCAGGCTGAAGGTGCGGTCGATAACGACCATCAGCTTCTCAGTGCTGACGCGCTCGATGACCGGGCCCAGCTGCGTGAGCTTCTCTTCGTTGCGCTTGGCGATCTCTTCCATGTTGCGAGGCTGAATGCCGCGCATGTTCGTGATCGCGTTGAACAGATCCGCATAGAAGAGCGCGTCGATCTGCTCTTTGCACTTCTCGATTTCCTGCCGGATCGCCTCCACCGCCTGGTAGGGCATTTCATACGGCACAACGATATTTTCGCGCTGGACGCCGTTGCCCGTGACGATCGAGCGCGGCTGGCCCGTCAGGCGTACCTGCGGCGGGACGATCTTCTCCGGGTGGACCATGAGGTCGATCGCCTCATTGCGGCGCTTCGTTTGCAGTTGGAGCTCGCGGAGCGCGGGAAGCGCCTCCATGCCCGGCGCCGTGCCGTAGACGTCGCCGCCCGCGACGTCCCACCGCGGCGCCCAGAAGGGCTGCTCGGTATAGCCGCGGGTGCGCAGCACCACATCGCGGCCGTCCGACGCATCCCAATAGACGCTGCGATAGTTGAAGCGGCCACCGGGATCGGGCTCGATCGCCTGATAGACCTCGACGTCCTTTTCATAATCGCTGCGATCATAGGCGCTGCGAATCCAGGGCTGCACCGCATCGCCGAACGACATGACCGCCTGGCGCACCGTCATCGGGCAGAGGCGATAGAGCGTGTCGGGGCGCATCGCGTCGGAGAGCGCGATCCAATATTCGCCGAAGGTGAGGCTGTGACACACCGCGCCGAAGCGGGGATGCTCGACCATGACGGTCGCCTCGGTCCCGAACAGGCCGGTTTCGCCATATCCGGTCTTCGCCGCGCTGTAGAAATTGGTGGCGGCCAGAAACGAATACATGCGCGTCTGGACGTCGCTGAGCCAGTCGCGGACGCCTTCCGCCTCCATGAGCTCATCCGCGACCGCGAGCGTGAACCAGGGCGTTGAAGCCGACGACAGGCCCGACGTCATGCCATTGGTGAGCGTGCGCGCCGCGAGGATGCCGTGCGGGTCGAGCAGGCGATTGTTTGCAAGGCGGCGCCGGCCGCCCTTGTTCTTTTCCGTTGCCAGGAAACGCGAGCGGGAAGGCTGAGCGAAGCGCGCGATATTGCGCACCTCGTCCTCATAATCCTGCCGGATCGACTTCATGCCCGACAGACGGGTTTCGCAGTCCTGGCGGATCGACACCGACTTAGCCGAGCGTGGCCTGAGAGGTGTTGGGGCTGCCGAGCGCGCCCTGCGGCGAGGTGATAAGGCCCGCCATGATCGCGCGGCGGCGCTTCGAGCTGTCCTTCGTGAGATCGAGGCCCTCGTCGGGCAGCTTCATCGCTTGCCGTTCGGGCTGGATCGGCAAATCAGGGGCTTTGGGGGTGCACATGCCTGCGGCTCTCCTTCGTGGGGAGAGCGTTACGGGGCGCCCCTATGGCTTTGAATCGGGCCTAGAGCTCGTCGTATCGATCGCGCTGCTTCACGGCCGGGGGCGGCAGCGACGGCATCGGGGTCAGCGGATCCGCCTCATAGCGCTGGCG